TGCGTTAACGCAGTGACTAAGTCGTTAATTTGGTTGTTGTAATAAGTCTCGCTGATTACCGTGTCAAACACGGCATCGTCGCCTACTTTTACATACGTTCCTGATCCGTTACGTGCCATTTTTTAGTCTCCTCTTTTTAAATTCTTCTGAGCCGTTTTGGGCCATTATCTAGTTCCTTCTGTTTGATCGCCTAACGCTTGGGCACCTGCTATTTTAGAAAGTAATTCTGTTGTTAATCGTCTTGGCCCCGGCTGTATCGCTTGGTTCCGCAAATAATTTTGCACCCAAGGAGCTTGGTATAAGATTTGTGATATTTTTGGTGCCACAATAGGAGCCGCCATAGCTGGTAACATCATCATTGGATCAGCACCAAGAGCCATTGCGGATGTTGCAATAGGCTCTCCTGTTAAAAGACCTGTCATATAATTGCGCCGCGCTGTACCACTGTCGGATGGTCTTGAGCTTCCCAGAAAATCTCCTACCCTAGCCTCTAAATTAAGATCACCCCGACCCCGACTAAAACCGCGCTGATCTTTTTTAGACACTTGAGCTTTAAGAGTGCCAAAAGGTATATTCCCATCAGTCCTATCAAGTTGGCTTCCACCGCGCATAGATCTATCAATAGTGTCAAGATTGTTATAACGTCTTCTTACGTTTGTCCATGCCTTGCGTAATTCAGGGCCACTAGAACGTTGAAGTAAGTCATCTATATGCTTTGATAGTTTATTTAGCGCGTTTTGTAGGGCAGGATCGTTTGATGCGTCTCTAGCCGCTTTTTTAATATCTGAAGAAATGGCTTGATATTCAGTTCCTTTGATTTGTACACCACCGCCCATGTAAGATTTCATAGCCATTAAATCATCAACATAAGATTTAAACACAGGTTTTATATCTCTTTTTAAACGTCTTCCGTACTTTTCAGCCACTTTAGCTATATCATCAAATGTTTTCATATCAACGTTTATAGTGGTGCGAGCGGCAAGGTTATCAAATTCATCGCTAATGTCACTAAACGCTTTAGCGAGAACAGGCGGAGACGCATTATCAGCATCAATTCCAGCTTTACGCATAACAGCCCGGTTAAAAGACGCGCGTTGCGTGGCGTATTCTGCGCCTTGAGTCTTAGCTGTAAACGGAAGCTGGTTATAGGTGCTTTCCATTGTCTGTAAAGACGGGCTTCCAGTTTCTTGCCCTGCGGTTAACTTAATTCCCATGCCCTTTGCTAGCCGCGCCATTTCTTTTGCGTTGTTTGATAGCTGGCTGGCAAACGGTGTAATTAATTTTCTAAACGCGCCGATAGTAAGTTGGGTTCCAATAGGTATTGCCAATGCCGCGCCTAAACCAGCTAATTGGCTGTCTGATGCACTAGAGACACCACCGCCACCCATACCAGATAATACTTGCAAGACAGGCTGAGTTTTCATTGCTTGACCAACATTTTGAAGAGCAGTGCCAGACTTTGCAAATTTAGCGGCAACACCGCCGGGAACCATCATTGTCAGCGCGTCAGCCCCGCCACGGCCAGCACCGTAAGCACCACGCTCAGATGTGGACTGAGGGGCGTTTGGGCCAAAATTAGTAACAGCGTTAATCCCAGTGAGATTGGAAACAAGTCTGCCAGCGTTACGGACGCTTTCACGATTAGATTTTTGAAGTGCGCCATAAGGCTCCTTTGTCATTCCCAATTGCCGCCCCACTGCTCTAACAGCTTCGCCCGGTAACGAAACAGTGTCAACTATAGCGTCAGTAAACCCACGAGACGCAAATTCAGCCATTCTCCCCATTGAGTTTGCAGGGGTTCCTGAAGTTTCGTCAGGTATTGCGCTTGGTACAGGGGGAGGCGTGTTGTTCGGCATAGCTCCCTCGTATGGAACTATCTTGCCGTCTTTCCCCATCAAGTGCATTTTCCCTTGTGGGTCAGCGAGAAGGCGAACGGGGTTTACTTTCCCGTCCAAACCCATAAGGCCATATTTACCAGTCTCGTTATTTCTAAGTAACTTTTCTCCAGCCATTAGTTCACCTCTGTCCAGCCAACAGGTATATCGCCCTGTTTTTTACGGCGTAACGGTTTTTTCCCGTATTCATTGCGGATTGTGGTGACGCGGAAATATAGTTCTTCTTTGGCGCGTTGGTTCAGCCTGCGTATTTCAGCTAGGCGTGTTTTGACAATATTAGTATCGTTCATGTTAGCTAGAATTTCATCCCAAGCCCGAGTCGCGTCACCCTCGGTTTGGACACCGTTATTCAGGCGCAAACTGTCGTTGCGTAGCTTTTCTAGTTTAGTTCGCATATTAGAATACAATGTGCTTTCTTCGTTAGAATTGCCTGTATAGTTTCTAAGTTCGTAAGCCTTATTTGTTAACAGCCCTAGTTCCAGACTTCCGTCTGTAAGTTGGGTTTGGATTGTGCCCAAATCCTCATCAATATTATCGGCAATGTCAGCCTGCTCTAAAAGTTCGTCTTGTTTTTTAACAACAGAGGCGGGTAACGGTTTAATGCGTTTTAGCTCCTCTTCCGTTGCTATTTTAGCGGCGGCGGCGGCATTGACACGCATTGTATGTAATTGTTTATTTTGGTTAAACCGTTCAGGCGTTAAAGGTTGCGTTCCGCGTCCCGGAGGGATTGCGCCAATACGCTTTCCTAAATTTCCGTCAGGATTCAAAATGTGTATTCCTGTTGCTGTGTTAACTGTTTTTGGCATTCTATACTTGTCTCTTTCTAATTGTTGCCTCCTGCCAAACTCAGTCTCTGCATCTGCTAATTCATTTCGTCTTTTAACTTCAGTCAACTTGGCTTGATAAGCTCTAGTATTAGCCAATGTGGCTAACTTGTTCTGATTATTTAATTGATTCAGTTGTAGATTAGCATTACGATTAGATAACTGCCCTGCATTATCTAGTAATGCTCCTTGAGCGTAAGGATTATTAGGATCAGTTCTTAACAATTCTGCAAGTGCTAGTTTTGTACCATACAATGCTCCGCTGTTAGGGTCTATACGCGCCATTTGTGCTTTTACCGCTGGGGTTGATGGTACAGATTCTACTCCACCATCAAATACTCCACCTCCTGCACCGGGCGACTGACCAATTACCCGCCCCATTGCGGGTCTAGCTTCAACAGCATCTATAATTTTAGTTTGATTTTCACCACCTTTTGTTAAAGCACGAGATGCGGCAGTACGTTGCTTTCTGTCTTGGCCCATGTCATAGCCAAGCATTGCTCTTCTGAGTAGAAAGCCTAATCCTTGCATAGTATTGCTAGGAGCTTTATCTACTGCCGCCGCTTGCATCCTTCGCTTCAAATCAGGATCCATATATTGATCTAAACCTGCTCTGAGACTTCTAACCATTAGCTAATCTCCGAATAATTAATCATTATTTAAATGCCCATTTAAACCCAGCTTGAGCACCAGTCCCCATTATATCATACAAGCCTTGTTTGTTAGCTCTATTAGTAGCTACTTGCTGATTATAAGTATTCATATTACCAGCGTTCTGAACCGCAGTATTAGCCGCTTGCAAACCAGCATAATTAGGAGCCGCGATAGAACCTTGAGGCGTTCCAATAAAGTTAGGATTGACAGGTTGCGAGCCACTCATAAACGTAGACATCTCAGACATTGGCATATTGCGCTGGTTGATAGCCTCGTTAATCGCTTGGTTTCGTGCATTAACATCTAAGCCATACCTTTGAGCCATCTCGCCACCAGCCGCCGCATCTGCCGCCAGATAGAAGTCATTGTTCTGACGATTGATGTTGTCTATGGCAGAGTCGTAAGCCTCAGAGCCTACGGTAAATCCTTGATTGGCTAAAGATGTCTCTCGTGCCGCCCTGTCTCTGTCCATTTGCGGTTGATTTCTGGCAATAATGTTAGCCCTTGCCGCTGATCGACTGTTTTCATCTAAAGTAGGCGCGGCCCCGAATTGGCCGTAGTCAAACGGCGTTGAGTATGTGTCTCTGACATTCCCTAGTTGGGATTCGCCAAAGTCAGCGTATCCTTGCTTCATTCTATTTTGACTGTCAAATAAGTTTTTCTGTTCTGGCGAATAACTTTGCGTCACGCCAAACTGCTCAATGCCGTCAATAGTTTCGCCTGTCGGCGCAAATACGCTAGAGCCTTGAGGCGTGTACTGGTTAATCATATTTAAGGCGCGTGTCTTTTCAGCGGCCTCTTGGTTATATTCGGCTTGTTGCCCAGCCGTCTGACCAGCGTTAATAATTACTGGTGCGGGTGGGGCAGGATCATCTTCGCAAGTGCAACCCATCTTATGTCTCCTCGACTTTGTAAATAAAAGAACTTCCCATCAATTCCATGTCCCTAGCAAAAAATTTATTCTTACGCTCTGCGTCACTCGTAGAATGAACAGCTAGAACTAAATCTTTGCCTGCGTGTTTAGCAAACTGTTGCAACGACTTCTTCATCTTAGCCGCCGCGTCACTAACTCTGTGGTCTGGGTGTACATAAAACCAGCTATCTCCTAAAAACACCTCGTCTGTAAACCAAGGCGATTGTGGGCTAATTCCTGCCGATGCCACTATGGTAGCATCTTTCTCTGCAACAATACAGCCCCCCATTCCAGTAACTCTTCTAATTTCGTCAACAGTACCAGAAACACTGACTTCACGGCTAGTGTTTTCTTTCGCCATTTCCATTAACAGCCAAAAAATATCATTCGTGTCTTCGTTCGTTGCTGGTCTAATGTCCATTTTTAATACCAATCTCCAGCAGTATCAACTCCAGCGTCAAAAGTTTCGTCACCGCCGTATGCGCCACCCATTCCGTCTCCACCGCCCATACCTCCGCCGCCTTCATCATACCAAACCCCTGCGTCTCCGTCTATTCCCGGTGGTGCTAAAGGTGTTGAAGTAACGGGAACTACGCTTTGAGGGCCAATCACAGGATTGCCGTCCCAATCTGAGCCTGTATCAACTCCTGTGTATGCGTCTACAAATCGCTTAGTATCTCTATTATAAAATTGACCAGCCGCAGTGTTACTCGATCTTCTGCCCGACCCCTGCAATGGCGAACTAAAGGCTTGGTCTGGTCTGGTTGGATCAGTATATGATCCATAGTCTGAATTATTTACCATAATAGAAAGCGGTGGTCTTACGCCACCTCCAGCTTCCGCGTCATCTGCGGCTAATTCGTACCAATTTCTTCTCAATCCAGCTACTTCTTCTTCAATATCTTTTGCTTGGTCTTCAGCGTCTTCTCCACCTAGAAAACTAGGAATAAAATCTCTTACTGCGCTAGTAGTCCAATCCTGACCCATAGGCCCAGTGGCTTGTATGCCCGTAGCCTGTAGTCCTTCGTCTGCCCTGTTGCTTTGATTATAACTATCAATACCTGATCCTATTGCACCAAGTGCTACACCAGCAGGAGTAAACATTCCAGTACCAGTGCCAAATTTAAGTAAACTTGCGGCAGTGCTACCGGGAGAGCGTGTAACGTGGCCTGCAAAATCACCTTTCATTAACTCAGGAGTAACGCCGGGTATATTACTTATTAATGATTTGGTTATTGATTTTTCTGCCATTTTCTTCTCCTATAGTAACCGTATTATCGCGGCCATGTCTTGCTCGTCTTGCATCATGCGTTTGTGTGCGTAATATGCCGTCATAACCGTAATCAATTCCTGCTCGTCCTTCATTAAGTCGGAAGCAAGAGATCGTTTTGCAATCTCAACTGCTTCCTCGAAGTGCTTATCGACGGGCTTGCTCTTTAAAGTCTTAATCGCCGCCCGCACTTCTTTCTTTGGAGCCTTCTTTGCCTTATCTACGTCAGGCCCATAATCTGTCGCCCAGTTAGGGTTCCAAGAGGTTCCACCAGACGCGGTGACACCTGTCGCTTCAGCACCCCACTTGGCTACGCCCCATTTACCTGTTCCCCACATTAGTTAACTTCTTCGACAACTGTCTCTAATCCAATAATCATGTTATTGCCGTCTCTCAAAACTCTTTTGGGGAGTGAGGCTGAAGCACTAGCCGCTATAGCTTCAGTCAACTTCTCAGATAGTTCTCCAATTGCCATTGCCTTTTCCGCCTCCATAGAGTTGTACTCTATTTTCGCTTCGTCTCCAGACAAATTTCTCGACACCATCATTGCCGCCTGATCCATCGCTCCTTCAAGACTTATTTCTTCTTCTGGGGAAGCCTTTGAAATTATGGCTTTGGCAAGCTCCACTTGACGGTCTGCGTCTTTCTGCGCGGCCTCGTATTGAAGTTTCTCTTCTTGAACTTGACGGTCTGCGTCTTTCTGTATGGCTTCGTGTTTCTGTTTGTCATTTTGGACCATCATGTCGTAGTCCCACTGAGCTTGCTTATCTTCTGGCGTTTCTGGATCTCTTTGAGCCTCTGCTAATTTGATCTGCATTTCTAATTCTTTAAGTTCTATTTCTTTGCCCTTCAGTTGAGCCTCGACTTGCTTTAATTGTGCTTCGGAAGACTTGTCATTTTTAACTTGTTCAAGCTCTTGCGCAATAGCTTGGCCTTGCTGTTGCATTTGTTGCATTTGCTGGCGACCTTGATCTAATTGAGCTTGAAGTGCCGCCGCCTCTGGATTTTCAGATTCGGAAATCTTTTCGTCTTCTAAAGACCTAATATTCTCAGGCAACATAGCCTTGAGCCTTTTGGCTATACGGTCTGCGCCTTGGAAGTCCATATGCTCAAGTAACGCATCGCCAACAACGCCAGCCGCTCCCGGTACTGCCCTCATTAGCTCAATTAGTGTCTCTCTTGTCTCTTCACGCTGAGTGGAGAACGATGGCCCTGTCTTAACGGTTACGTCATAGCGACCGACTGACAAGTTATAAAGTTTTTTGTCGCCTGTCATGCCCTCTTCAAGTGACCCTCCAGCCTCCTGCGTCAACTGCACAACTTTCTCGCTTTGATCTTCGCCAAGGACACGAATTGTCGAACGCTCAGAATAGACTGAAGGCAATATATCGACAAGTATCTTTCCTGCGTATTGTATGGCTCTGGAGAGGTTATCAATAAAATGAAAGTTAGAGACATCGCCTTGACGTTCTCTCGCCATAATCGCCCTGCCACTCGTTTCGTTAGACCTTGCGCCTATAGACGAAGGGTAAATGCCTGTAATTGCTTGCATATCTTCGTTTGAGCTTAACGCTTCCTGCATTGCGCCAGCAGGGACACTGGCAAAGGCTTGCCGTTGCGGTGCGCCGCCACTTGCAGGATCAAACTCTAAATAAGCGTGAGATCGTGTGTTGGCACTTGCCCATTTAGCTTCGTGGCCTTTAGGTATAAATCCTTTTGGCCCGACCCACGGTGTCTTAGGTGCTAACGCAACTAATTCAGTCGTAGCTGAACGCCAAAAGTTAAACATAGCTTGAGAATCTTTGGCATCGCTAATTAAAGATTTAAAGTATCTTTTTCCGTCTTGATAATATTCGTCGCCCCAGACTGGACAAATAGGAATACACATACCGGGCCAAGTCTCTTCTTCAAGAATTTCTACGCCATTAATAATGTAACGCATCACTTTAAAATACTGGCCCTCTCTTTCGGCTAATATTTGTATTCCAGACGCTTGAATAAAAGCCTCCATCAAACCAGCCTCGTCACTGGTAGGAATCTCAACGCCCTGACTTTCAAAAAATGCCGCGCCCAATAATTTCATTTGATCTTCGGTGGCAGTCTGAATGTCAGCCTCACCCGTCTCAGGATTAGGCACAGAGAATTTAAAAAGTTTCCGCTTGCTTTCAATACGCTTAAAATATTCAGATACTCTTATCTGGTCATCATCGAGCCAGTTGCCAGTGTCGCCGCCAATGTCTGACGAATCCCAAGCTATCATAGAGGCTTTAGGGTATAGTTTTTTGTATTCTTCTTTGCTCAAGTGATCACTAATAAAAGCGTAACGCCAGTCACTAGCGTCAAACTCAGAAGACGAAGTGTCCCAATGTACCGACAAGGCGTTGGGTATGCGTTTAATTTGAGCCTGTAGGTCAAAACTGTCTTGGTGGGCGTAGTCTATGTCGATGCGAAAAAAGCCAAAGCCACCCGTCACCGCTTGGTCTACTGCCGTGCCGTAAGCTACTTGAGCGTTGCTGTTGCGCTCTACGCTACGAATAATGCCGTTAATGACTTCCGCCGTGTCAACGTCTGCCCCGTTGTCAACGGGAGACACCTCAATGGCTGGCTTGTTTTGCTTGCTTTCATTTACGACAGATCGAATCAAAGCTGGTAACTTGTTAATCGTTAATACGGGTCTGGCCTCTTGCTGTCGTTGCTTGCGTATCGACGCAGGCCATTGATCTGAGCCACGGGCAAAAGACGTATCTTCGGCGTAGCGTGTGCGATTAAAAGAACTAGCCTGTTCGCTGTCTTCAAACTCTTCTATCGCTTCTTTGATTAATGTATCTGATGCTTTATTTTTTTTAGCCATGTTTCTATCCTTCATTAGCCCATCCAGCCGCCAGCTTCACTATAGTTGAAATATTCTTGCGGTGGTGACTTTTCTGTAGTCATCGCAGGAAATAATTCACTGCAAGCCCAAATTAATGCTTCGGCTCTGTCAGGTGACTTGTCGGAGCCACCCTCCCAGCCACTTGAAGTAAATAAACATAATTGATCTTCAAGTTCTGGAAACATTCCAACGTGAGATATTCTGTTGACCGAATATAACGCGCTAATTGGTTCTGCCCTAACGTGTTTGCCTCTAGTGGCGTGGACTTCAATTATAGGTAAACCCTTCCTGACTGTCTGTAAAGTGTGGCGACACATATCGCCGCCTTGGTTTTTCTCTATGACAACGCCGTCAGCTTCCCACTTGTCATACATGGCAACGGCTCTTAACGCCCATTGATGCGGCGACCCATGCAACGAGGCGTCTTCTAAAACGTAGCCATGCCCACCAGCGTCAATTCCAACAACAACTATCCCGTGTTCGTCACTTCTCTCAGTGTCACTAACGGCAGGATCAACTGCCACTAATATACGTTCTATGTCGTCTGGATATTCGTCTCTTCTGTTGTCGTTAATAATTTGTCTTGTCCAAATTGCGCCAATCGCCTGTGGCTCAAAGTCGCCGTTCCAAACGTGGCTGTAACGGTCCGGGCTGTTTTTAAGATCATGCAGACGCTCTGCCTCTAATTCGGCAGGAAAGAATTTGTTGTCGCTATAATTAGACTTAACAATAATTGCATTTTCTGGAATGTCTGAACCGCGCAAAAGTTTTTCTATTGCGTCTGTGCTATTTCTAGGGTTCCAAGAAAACCATAACTCAGAACCCGGCGCACGAATAGTAGGGCGTAATAATTCGATTGAGCGAGAACTCAACGTCTGGGCTTCTTCGCACCAAGCCACAGAATAATTCTCGTAACTTTTTATAGTGTCAGCCGTGTGGTCTTGCATACCGACAAAAGATATAACGCCACCGCCGGGGGTCTTAATTTGACTAGATTGAATTTCAAAAATTGATCCAAAATTTAATCTTTCGATTGTGTCTGCCAATAATCTGTGTGCGCTTTCTTTTAATGACTTTTGAACTTCACGAACACAGACGGCACGAAAGCCTTTACTTGTCGCCGCCCTCACAATCATCATTGCGGCAAAGTTCCATGACTTGGCACTGCCCCTGCCACCCCAAGCCGCCTTATATCGACCTTGCTTGCTCCACAATGGCTTAAAAACTTCTGGCACAACATATTTCATAGTTGTCCCCCAAGTTGATACGTAAAGTTAGTCGCAATCCACGAAGGTCTGGCAGTCGCAGTGTTAATGCGGATTCTAAGTGACGCTGAACGCCCTTTCCCGCGCACTCCACGCCATCCCCTGTAGACTTGGCCGTCAGTGCCCCAAATGCCGACACCCCACTTAGAAACGCCCCACAATCCACTACGAGTAGGACTGGCAGATGGAACGCCAGTTGGCGTTTTAACTTGGAAGTCTAAATTGAGATCAATAGCCGCGTTTGGGTTCCCGTCACTTTCAAATATAGGTTCTACAAGTTTAAATGCTTTATTACTTTGGCTACTTTTAAAGTACGAAAACGCCTGCAACGCATCTGCCTCAATGACAGCACCACTGTCGCTAGTTCCATCGTCAAATTTAACTACTTTACCGTCAGACGTACCAAAATACATATCATCGTCCAGCATTCCAAAGCAAATCGCATTCATACCTGTAAATTGGCACGGCGCACCAGAAATAGTGTTAAATACGTATTGGTGGCTCGTCGTTGACGATTGCATAATATTAAAAATTAACATTGTTGATTTTGGATACAAAATAGGTTGCCACCCAAATATGTCGCCGTAAGACCTAACGGCAGTGTTTACAGCTTGCGCTATTTGGTCAGAAAGAGCCACGAGACGCGACTGTGACCGATCCATTGATAATATGCCACTGAGAGGCACAAAGCCGTCTTGCGTCATTAAAATGATGTCTGAGCCAGCTTTTACGATACATCTACGTCCAATTGGCTTACCAATGGCAAAGACACCGACAAGTTGCCAAGTTGCGGCGGCGGCGGGATCAGTCCCACTGTAAACAATAGCCTCGCCCTCAGAAGTTAGGAACACAGCAACGTCATCTGCTCCAGAACCAGAATCTCTAGTCCAAGTTCCCATTGCCATTATAAAGCCACCCTTAGTGGCTATTCCTGCTAACGGAAATTCAGTTGCCGCTCCAGACACACTGTTTACGCCTAAGTAATACGCCGAAAGACTGTCTTCCTCTCCAACCCACAACCGCCTCTGATGCAAATTACCCCAGATAAGATTTGCGGCTGTCATTCCAGAACAGGTTATCGCAGTCGTTGCCCAACTGCTACCATTATAGAGCAACGGCGTGTCCGTTCCGTTAAATAGCCTAACAAATTGACCGCCAGAAGTTCCCATATTTACAAACTGCCAACGGTTGTTTGAATGTCCAGTGCTGACAGCAGAACCTACTGCGCCTGTTGCACTTACGTTATATATTGCGTTGTTAGCGGCGGCAAATAATTGACCAGATCCAGTAGTTGGCGTGTAAGTTACCAAAGTTTCAACTGCGCCAGTCATTCCAGTTACGTGTTCTGTACTGCCACGGCGCACAGTTATTTTATCAGATTCTGGGAACCAATTAATTAATTTTATAGCCCTGTCAACTGGCATATCAGCCAAACTTTCGCGAGTATCCCACCCTTTAGTCGGTGGAGGCAGTGCTGACGAAGTTGAAGCCACTTACAAATCCTCCCCTGTAGCAGACCTAGATGCCTTTGGCTCTCCAGTAAAGTGTCTTGAATTCTGTGAAAATATGTCTCCAGTAGTGAGAATGTTTGCGCTTGTCTCGTCTGCGGAAACTAAAATATTAAATTGATCCATATACTGCCTTGCGGCGTTTGCACTTGGCTGGCCTTCTGCGTCTAGCCATTCAAAGATAGTGCCGTAGATTATTAGCTCTTCGCTTAACACAGAATAATCTGTGTCAATCGTCATTTCAGTTTTAACTGAATTGTCTGCCTTTCGCGCCCATTGCGTACTAACATATTCAAAGGCGCAAGTCGCGCCACTGGCAATAGTGGGAGAAGTTAATATGTCGCCGCCTCTGTAGCGGTATTTTTTGGCTTGGCTAGAATAAGATTGAACTTTTAGTCCTTGCCATTCGACAGGGCTTACAGGGCCAGATATTAAATTGTTTGTCGATCTATCCCAAAACGTCTCTGGAATTATACGATCAAAGTCAGACGGCAATGCCGCCGCCGCAATTAAAGTTTCTGTTCCTCCAGCAGTCACAGTCTTTTCTTTTGTCAGAATATTCCAAGCAAAAGATTTTTGTAATCTGTTTCCGACTTTATTAATTAACCGCAAAATATTTTGAGCGGCAGGGTCAGTGTTTGTTGCTATGGTCTCTGGGCGTGGGCCTTTCGTCTCATCTGCAACGGCATTAGCTATTGTTAATAATGTCATTGTAAATTCCTAAGAATGACTGGGGGTTTTTACGCCCCCAGTAATCCTAAATAGACTTATGCTGTTCCACTTACACGAACGGCTTGTCGCTCGTCTATGCACTTAACGCCGTAAAGAACGTCAAGTCTCCAAGTAGATTTGTCGTTAGTGCCGTCATAGACCGGGATGACCCGGACGTTGGTTCCCTTGTAGGATTGGCGAGAAACGTCAACTGCGCCCGGAGGTGACACAAGAGGAACACTTACTAATGCAAAAGCATTTCGAGTGAACATCATGTTCATGTCGTAACCTGTACCGCCAGTACCTTTGACCGTAATATTAGCGTTGTCTGCTGGCACTGCTGAAGCAGTTTGATGCGCTCCAGAAGTAATGATAGCAGGGCTAATTGTTAGAGTTGCTGGGCCTGTAGAAGAACCAGAGTTAGCGTCAGCCGTAACCGTAAACTCTTTCAAGTGTGAGAGAGTTGCCTTAGTCACTGGGTTCACAGCATACACGTCAGCTATCTTGATAACGTCACCAGCCTTCAAGATACCTGTCTGACTGTTAGTCCAGCCGTCAGTTACCAAGCTCTGAGTGTTCGTATCTTTAGATGCCGCGTAAGTTACGTTCTGACTTGCGCCGTTAATCTTAGGCGTTCCAGTAGCAATTCCAACAGTGTGAGTTGGGACGTTTTGAGACATAAAGGTCTCAACACCGCCAATGCTACCCAACGCGCCACGAGAGTAAGCCTCTCCGACTAATCTGTCATTAGTCAAAGTGGTTTGCGCTCCGATTAACGCCCAATGA